ATGCGTGACTTAACGCCAGAAGATGTAGGCCCGATCTACAAGAAGAACTACTGGGATAGAGTTAAAGGCGATAATTTACCTTCAGGTGTAGATTGGTGTGCGTTTGACTGGGCGGTTAACTCCGGATCAGGTAGACCAGCTAAGGCTATTCAACGTGCAGTAGGAGCTACAGCAGATGGAGCTATAGGGCCACAGACATTAGGTCTTATATTAGAGAAAGACCCTAAGTATATTATTGATTATGTGTATCACGTAAGGCAAGGCTTCTATGAAGGCTTAGATACGTTCAAGACATTTGGTCGTGGCTGGACTAGAAGAAACAAAGAGACACTAGAGCAAGCATTGAAGATGATATAATGGCGATACCTGAGCGAGTAAAGAATAAGATGAAGGCCGTAGGTCTTAAGGGTGTAAACAAACCTCAACGTCTTAATGACTCTTCAGGTAAGTCTCATCACGTTATGGCTTCTGAGGGTGGTAAGTACAAATATATTAAGTTTGGACAGAAGGGCGTAAAGACAAACCAAACTGCCGGACAACGTGAGGCTTTCAAGAGTCGTCACGCTAAGAACATCAAGAAGGGTAAAATGTCTGCGGCTTACTGGGCAGACAAGGTAAAGTGGAGCAGTAGCAAAACTAAGTCTCCTTCTAAGAAATGGGTAAAAGGATCTTAAATGACTGTCAATGCATCAGGTAACTACACTAAACCAACAATGCGTAAGAAATTGTTTAACAAAATTAAAGCAGGAACTAGTGGCGGTAACGCAGGTCAGTGGTCTGCACGTAAAGCTCAGATGTTAGCTAAACAATATAAAGCGGCAGGTGGAGGTTACAAGAAGTCATGAAAGCCCCACAGAAATCACTCAAGAAGTGGACGAAAGAGAAGTGGGGAACGAAGAGTGGTAAGCCCAGTGGCAAGACCGGAGAACGTTACCTCCCTAAAAAAGCAAGAGAAGCTTTGACTGCATCAGAGTATGCGGCTACTACTGCGGCTAAACGTAAAGGCACAGCCGCAGGTAAACAATTCGTAAAACAACCAAAGAAAATTGCAGAGAAGACTGCAAAGTTTAGAGCATCAGAGGGTGGACTCACAATGAAAAAAGGTTATCATAGAATGCCAGATGGCACAATGATGAAAGATTCAGACATGAAGAAGAAAAAGTCAGGCTATAAGCACGGCGGTATGACTAAAGGTATGAAGGCCTTAAAGAAAGCCGCACCTAAAGTAGCTAAGAAAATGGGTTACAACAAAGGCGGCATGGCTAAGTGCGGTGCATCTTATACAGGAAAATAGATGGTTGAGACATCTTACTCTACAGCTACAGAAGCAGTAACGATAGCATCTACTACTACGGGTGCTAACGCTACTGTTATATATACTTGTCCTCCTTTACATGATGCTACTGTAGACCTATTACATTTAGCTAACAATAATAACTCATCAAAGAAAGTGTATCTACAGTTTTACCACCAAGACGATACTACCTATCATTATGTACTTAAAAACCACACTATCTCAGGGAACTCAGCAGAAAATGTATTCGGCAATGGTGTATTACATTTACATGCTGGGGATAAGATTCTTGCCTATGGCGAGACTACTAATACTATAGAAGCTTTAATATCTTGTAGAGAGTTCTATAGCCCTAACCGGTAATACATAACGGGGTTGCAATATCAGCAATAGTGTGATATAACTATATATGTATAACTATACTCCAGAAAGCTACAAATAGTTTGTAGTATCATACTGGAGAATATACATGTTTAAGACATTTTCAAAAAGACTCAAATCAATACACAAGTCAATACAAAGATCACAACAAGCTAGGGCTGATTTGTGGTTACTTACACATCTAACAGATAGAGAACTAAAAGATATAGGTATCGCAAGATATGATATCAGACGGAGAATGAATGGCTCGTAATCTTACAGAGAACCAAAAAAAGTTTCTGGAAGTCTTATTTGAAGAGGCTTCCGGAGATGCAGCTGTGGCTAAACGATTAGCAGGTTACAGTAATACAACACCTACTAGGTCTATCAGACTAGCACTGAAGGATGAAATCTTTGATGCTACTAAAGAGTATATGTCTAGTCTAGGCCCGAAGGCGGCTATAGCTTATGGCTCAGCTTTAGATGACCCTACACAGCTAGGTGTTAAGGAAAGGATGATAGCTGCAGGTCAGGTTCTTGACCGTTCTGGCTTAGTGAAGACTGAGAAAGTTGCAGTAGAGTCTAGCGGAGGTCTATTTATATTACCACCAAAGGATTCCTCACAAGGCGATGAAACATAAGACTGACTTTCAGAAAACTGAATTGGGCTATTGGATGCTACCAAAGCCCTCTCACATTAAAAGATGGGAACGAATCCCACGATTATCTAAACGAACTGTACCCTTCGGATATCGTATAGATCCAGAGGATGACAGGTGGTTAGAGCCTATTGCTACAGAGTTAGAGTTATTAGAACTTGCAAAGAAACACTTAAAGCAATACAGTTACCGAGAAGTATCTGCTTGGTTAACCACACAGTCGGGTAGAAAAATAACTCATGATGGACTCAAGAAGCGTATAGATGTCGAAAGAAAACGTAAGTCACTTGCTAAAATTAAACGCAAGCTTGCCCTCTGGCTCGAAGAAACGAAAGCGCAGTACGAAGCCCTCGAAAAAGAAAGACTCGGTTACTACACCTACGACGAAGATAGTTGAGCAAGAGCCTGTACACACTGTACCAGCACAAGTAGCACCAGCCCCATTCGATGTAGAATATGCCCAAGAAGTAGTATTTCAACCCAATCCCGGCCCACAGACACAATATCTAGCGGCTAGTGAGAGAGAGGTACTATATGGAGGGGCAGCCGGAGGTGGGAAGAGCTATGCCACACTAGCAGATCCTCTTCGTAACCTAAACCATAAAGACTTTAGTGGTCTACTTGTACGTCACACAACAGAAGAGTTACGTGAACTTATACAGAAAAGCCAAGAGTTGTACCCTAAAGCTATTCCGGGTATCAAGTGGTCAGAGAGAAAGTCTCAATGGACTACACCTCAAGGTGGTAGACTATGGATGTCTTACTTAGATAAAGATACAGACGTTATGCGTTACCAAGGACAGGCGTTTAACTATGTAGCATTCGATGAGTTGACTCAATGGAACAGTCCCTATGCGTGGAATTATATGCGTTCACGTTTACGTAGTGCATCACCTGAATTAGGTTTGTACATGAGGGCTACCACAAACCCCGGAGGGCCGGGACATTCTTGGGTCAAGAAGATGTTTATTGATCCTTCTACGCCTAATGACCCGTTCTGGGCTACAGACATAGAAACAGGAGAGACTCTTTCTTATCCTAAAGGGCATAGCAGAGAAGGTGAGCCGTTATTCAAACGCAAGTTTATTCCTGCTAGTTTGTTTGACAATCCTTACTTAGCTGATAGTGGCGATTATGAAGCAATGCTTTTGTCTCTACCTGAACATCAGCGTAAGCAGTTACTAGAGGGTGACTGGGATATTAATGAAGGTGCGGCTTTCCCTGAGTTTAACCGAAAGGTACACGTAGTAGCTCCTTACGATATACCTAATAGTTGGGCTAAGTTTAGGGCTTGCGATTATGGTTACGGTAGTTATACTGGTGTTGTATGGTTTGCTGTAGCACCAGACGAACAGCTAGTTGTTTACAGAGAGATGTATTGCTCTAAAGTTACAGCTACAGACTTAGCTGATATGATATTAGATGTTGAGTCAGGCGATGGTACTATAAGGTATGGCGTATTAGACTCATCCTTGTGGCACAAACGAGGCGATACAGGGCCTAGCCTTGCAGAGCAGATGATAATGAAAGGCTGTAGATGGAGGCCTTCAGATAGATCTAAAGGGTCACGTATAGCAGGTAAGAACGAAATACACAGACGCTTACAGATAGATGAGTTTACTGAACAACCTAGACTAGTTATCTTTAATAATTGTACTAACCTTGTAGCTCAGCTACCTAGCATACCGCTAGATAAACGCAACCCAGAAGACGTTGATACACACGCTGAAGATCACCTGTATGACGCTTTAAGATATGGTATAATGACCAGACCTCGTAGTTCTTTATTTGACTATGACCCTGCAACATCAAGATCAGGCTTCCAATCGTCTGATCCTACATTTGGATATTAAGTATGAACCCTAATGATTTTGAAGACGACTACGAAGAGAATATTGAATCTGCGGATTCTTCATACATTGAAGATGTAAAGAAGAAGGACTTAGAGTCAGATCCTTCTGTAGGTAATATTATAGGCTTTATAAATGAACGCTTCTCTAAAGCGGAAGACGCAAGACGTGTAGACGAAGACAGATGGATGAAGTCTTACAGAAACTACAGAGGATTATATAGTCCTGATGTACAGTTTACTGAAGCTGAAAGATCTCGTGTATTCGTAAAAGTAACTAAGACAAAGACCCTAGCCGCTTACGGTCAAATAGTCGATGTACTATTCGGTAACAATAAGTTCCCTATTAATGTAGACCCTACAACCTTACCTGAAGGTGTAGCTGAGTCTGTACACTTTAATCTAGACCCTGCCGCTGATGAAGCTGTAGATGAACTAAAGCAAACGTTTTCTCCCTTCTCTACAGAAGAAGCTAAACTACAGCCGGGCGAGACAATGCAACAGTTGTCGGAACGACTAGGTGGTATGGCTAACAAACTAGAGCCTGTAATGGATAAACTAGTTGAAGGGCCGGGAACTACGCCTTCTACTGTAACAGTGCGTCCTGCACAAGTTGCCGCTAAGAAGATGCAGAAAAAGATACATGATCAGTTAGAAGAAAGCGGAGCTAACAAACAGCTTCGCTTAGCCGCATTTGAATGTGCTCTATTCGGTACAGGTATAATGAAAGGCCCATTCGCTACTAACAAAGAGTATCCACGTTGGGACGACGAAGGTAACTACGATCCTGTAATTAAGACTGTACCATCTACGAGTAACGTTTCTATATGGGACTTCTATCCTGATCCTGATGCGGCTAACATGGATGAGGCTGAGTACATCATAGAGAGACACAAGATGTCACGCTCACAACTAAGAGCACTCAAAGGTCGTCCTTTCTTCCGTGACAACTCTATAGACACAGCTATTAAGTTAGGTGAGTCCTACGAGAAGAAGTGGTGGGAGCAAGTCATGGAGGATGATGAGCAAGGCTCTAAAGCAGAACGCTATGAAGTAAAAGAGTTCTGGGGTTTTGTTGATCGTGAAGTGCTAGAAGACCATGACCTTAAGATTCCTAGTGAGTTAAAAGATTCAGAGCAAGTAAACGTAAACCTATGGTCGTGTAACGGTCAAGTTATTCGTATGGTTATGAATCCATTCAAACCTGCTCTTATACCTTACTATGCTGTACCTTATGAGATTAATCCTTACAGCTTCTTCGGTGTAGGTATAGCAGAGAACATGGATGACACTCAAACGCTAATGAATGGCTTCATGCGTATGGCTGTTGATAATGCTGTATTATCCGGTAACTTACTTATTGAAGTAGATGAGACTAACTTAGTTCCGGGACAAGATCTATCTGTGTACCCCGGCAAGGTGTTTCGTAGACAAGGGGGTGCACCCGGACAGGCTATCTTCGGCACAAAGTTCCCTAACGTCTCAGGTGAGAACATGCAGTTGTTCGATAAGGCAAGAGTATTGTCAGACGAATCAACAGGCTTCCCTAGCTTTGCTCACGGTCAAACCGGTGTGTCAGGTGTAGGTCGTACAGCTTCAGGTATCTCTATGCTTATGTCAGCGGCTAACGGTTCTATTCGTACAGTTATTAAGAACGTAGATGATTACCTATTGAATCCCTTAGGCAAAGCTTTCTTTAGTTTCAATATGCAGTTCGACTATGATCCTAGCATCAAGGGTGACTTAGACGTAAAGGCTCAAGGTACTGCTTCTCTCATGGCTAACGAAGTCAGATCACAACGACTAATGCAATTCTTACAAGTTGCACAGAATCCTACCTTAGCTCCGTTTGCTAAGATGGACTATATCATCCGTGAGATTGCTATAAGCATGGACTTAGATCCTGACAAGGTGACTAACTCTATGGACGATGCGGCAATACAGGCAGAGATACTAAAAGGATTCCAAGCTCCTCCTGAGCCTACTGATCCAAATGCACCACCTACAGCACCTCAAGGACAAGCTCCACAGGGACAAGCTCCGACAGGCCCACAGGACATGACTGGTGGTGGAGGTGGTAACATCGGTGTAGGTGCGGCGGCTACGCCCGGAGAGCCGGGATTTAGTGGGAATGTACAGTAATGGGTGCACTCAGTAAACTTATAGCTAAAGAACTGACAGAGGCGTTTGAGGGTGTTACCTTTAAAGGTCGCAGTCCTGATTTAACTATATCTAAGTCTAAAATGAATCCTTTAGTTCAGACAAGAGAACCGGGAACTGAAAGTGTAGACGAAAAAGGTTTTTATCAATCAACTTTCTATAGTCCCGTTGTCAACACTTTAGAACAGATGTCTATAGGTAAGAAGGGTACTAAAGGGGAAAACATATCAGCCTTCCTAAATAAACGTGCACCTAATGTAGCAAAGGCTGAATTAGATTCTTTTGATCTTGACTTAGATCCTAAACGTTTATACTCTAGAGAAGAAGCATTAAATATAGCTAGAGAAAAAGGTACGGACAGATATACAGTTGATACTTTGTATCCTCCCTCTACTGATGTATATAGAAGCATTCAACGACAACAGATTTTAGATAGAGAAGTAAATTATGTTGTACATCAACTACAAGCAAACAAAGATTTAGTATCTCCTAAAGATGCGAAATTTATGCATTATGGAGGGGCTAAAAACTTAGGACATAGTAGGTCTTCTGTTAGACAAAACTATTTTGATCCTGAAGATATGTACTTACTTATAGAAGAAGCACAATCAGATTTATCTACATTTATTAGTAAGGTAGCTAAACGAGGAGTACGTACAAATCCTAAGTTAGCTAAAGAGAAAAAAGAAGCTTTTATTAAAGATAGTATATTAGATTTAGAAGAGCAATTAGAGAATATTGAAGACATTACTCTGGATAAAGATATTTTAGAAACTGTAATTAAATATTACGGTAAGTATCACGATGATAAACATTATTTAAATGTAAAAGAAGGTACTAGTAATTATGCAGGTTTTATATTTAGAGATAAAGTAGGTTCTGCTACAGAAAGACTAAAAGGTAAATCTAAGTTTCTTAAAGAATTTAAAAACGAATTAGAAGAAAAACATAATGTAACTATACCAGAATCTAGATCTAATACAATGTTAGAGATTGTTATAAATGCTTTATTAGACAACAAAAAAGTTGCTACGACAGTATCTGAGAATGATGCAGACGCTATAATAATAAATGAAATGTCTAGAGTTCATACGTCTATGGATAAAAATACAGTTTCTTATTATAGAGATATGTTTAGAGAGTTTGAAACTAAGTCGCCTGTAGTAAGCAGAAGTGATTACTTAAAAAGACTACTACTTGCTAACATATCTTTTGCTAAGTCTCAAGGCATAGATAAAATAGTTATTCCTAATTACAAAGAGATAGCTAGAATAAGAGCCAGTAGTATAAGTGAAGCTATGGAAACAGAAGCAGGATCAGAGATAGCTAAGAAGTACGAAAAAGCTAAACAAAAAGGTTCTGAAGAAGAAAGAAAGTTTGCTATAGATTACTACGAGAGAGTTTTTAAGAAGACATATGAAGACTCCCTTCGTAAAGTTATAAATGAATTAAATAAAGAATCTAAGGGTACAATTAAAGTAGGCACGAGAGACTTGATGTATACAGGAGAAGGTGCTGGTGGTGGTGGTGAACGTACTACGGCTGGTACACAACTAGACATATCTAACTTTAAGTTTAACCCACAAAAAGAAGAACTACGATTTAACGAAGGTGGCTTAGTTAAGAAGCCCGGCTTAATGCAAAGACCCTCATAATGCAAATAAAGAAACTAGTAAACGACAAACCCTTATGGGATTCTTTCTGTGAAACTCTTGATGCTAAGATAGCTCAGACACACAAGAAGATGGAGCAAGTTACAACTACTGATGATATGTTTCGTTGCCAAGGCGAGATAGCAGGACTACGAAAACTTAAATACTTAAGGGATGAAGTAAATGGCA